TTATTTATTTTTAACAACCAAGGTGACACCTTGTTCCGGTGAGGTGTCACCTTGCGTTCCTGTAATGATCTTTTTCAGATCGGCAGATTTGCTGTATCGCGTCGCCTCTGATGCAGAATCGTGGCCGAGGATTGCCATCCGCTGTTCCTCTGTTGCGCCGTTTTCCTTGAACACGGCGGCGCGGTGTTTGCGGATGCCATGTGCCGAAAGGCCGATCAGCCCGGCCTTTCGGCACGCTGCGGAAAACCATTGTGCCGCCGCTTTGGGTGACCTGGTTGCACCTGATGCCGTGATGATCCACGTCATGTGTCTGGGGCTGTTGCGCAGGCAGCGATCGAGGTGGTCGGACCATTCAAACCAATCCGGGGCCGCAGACGCTTGCCATGGCACTGCCGCCTCTGACCCACTTTTGCCTCTGGCGTAGGTCAGCCACCCGTCCCGAACCATGCCCCGGCCCAGACCGCAGGCGTCCTTGATGCTGGCGCAGCTGCGGTGCATCAGTTCAAAGGCCAGCCGCTGAGGCGTGTCGTGTGGCCAGAACGCGCGGAACTTTGCCACGTCATCGCGATCCCATGGCGTGAACCCGTCGCTTTTCGGGGTCTTGCGCTTGCGCACGGCAAGGGCGGGGTCATTTGCGATCAGCCCGGACTCTAACCAGAACCGCCCCAGCGACCGCCATGCCTTTAGCCTGGCGTTGGCGGGGTGTGGCGCGCGGTCGGACAGGTCTTGGCGGATGTGCTGTGCGCGTAGGGTGTTCAGGCTGCCCGTGCCATAGTCTGCCTCGATCGCCCTGACCTGCCGCCGCCACGCATCACGGGTGGATGGTGCAAGGGCCATGAAGGTGTCAGATGCCAGATAGGCGTGACAGGCGGCGCTGATCGTGCCTGCAATCGGCTTTTGGCGTGGTGCGTGGCCTTTGTGCTGTTCAACGCAGGCAGCGTGAGCCTTGAGGAACATGGCGCTGTCGGGGGCTGCATCCGGCAACGGCCAGCGCGTCACCTTGCCGCCCGTCTTGAACCGGTAGTAATAGCGGACGTTGCCGCTGGGGTGGTGCCCTTTTGGCCAAAGATTTTTCAACCGGACACCCGTTTTTTGAACAATTCGTCGCATGACACCACCTTGCCAGAACCAGGGTCCGGCGATGCTATGGCATCGTTTTGCATTGAGGCAAGGATTCGCAAAGTCCCGTCACGTTCAATCCGCACTTCCGAAATGCAGATGCCCATGGCCTGCGCCGCCGAAATAGCGGTTTCGATCCGGGCTTTGGAGGGCGTGACGGCGGGCATGGGTTAGGTGTCCTTGTTCGCGAGCATCAGCAGCACATCAGCATGACAGGGCGCGTCGGGCGCGCACCAGCAGGCGAGGTTCTTGCCTCGCAGTTCATGCAAGCGGGTCCGCAATACGTGCAGGCTGTTCACTAGGTCTGCGTAGGCTGGTGCTGGTTGGGTCGCCATGTCGATCAGCCCGGCGGCAAGGCGTTCAAACCGTGCAACGCAGGTTTTGGCATCGCCATGGGTTCCGACAATAAACGGATTGCCCCAGACACTGCCGGGACCGCGCGTGACGTTGACCGTGTTTGGTGGCATGCGCCAGCCTTTGATGCGGCGGCGATGGATGCGGGTGGGGGTCATGGCTGTTTCCCCTCTGAATGCGGCCCACGCCGCACGAAATCCTGCACCAGCTTGTAGGGTGCGAGGCTTCCGAACCTGGCGGCGATCTGTTCCGCGATCTGGGCGCGGATTTCCTTTTCGGTGGAGGTCATTGCGCCACGATCCAAAGTAGGAACATCAGCGCCACGATTGCGGTTGCCAAGAGGAGGTCAAGGCTCATGGCAACCTCATGAAGATGGCGGCAAGCATCAGCAGTATCGCCCAGGACGATCTGCGAAAACCTGCGGCGATTGCGAATAGGAACGTCACCAGCGGTGCGACTTCCCATATCTGGCGCAAAAGGTCTTGCATGAGGTTGGCCATCATGCGCGCCCCTGCGGTGGGTTCATTTCCAGATCGAGAGCTGCAAATATCGCTGCCACTGCTGCACGGCGGTGCCTTTCGGCATTTCGCTTCTTGATATCACCTGCTGCAGGATCGAAAATCACGCCTAGCGCCTGCATCATCTTCGCTGCTGCGCGCGGGTTGAGTTCCGAGAGTTCGGACAGCCAGATCGGGATCGACATCACGACAAAGGCGGCACCTGTACATCCGATTTCGCGCGCGCCCTGTTCTGTGACAGTCAACAGGTGCCGCAGGGCGATGCGCCTGATCCGATCCTGTTCGGCTTCATCGGGGCGGTGGATTGGTTTGCGGGGGTCCATGGTGGTTCCTTTGTATCGGCTCAATGCTTTTCGGGGTGCGCAGCCATATGCATGTTCAATGCATCCGCAATTTCTTGTGCCACCTCCTCGGGCACGTGCTCCGCCAAAGTGCAGACCTTAAAACCCATTAGAATTCCGGTGCCTGTCCGGGTTGGGCTTCGCCAAACTTCACGCCCTTCCGCTTTATATTTTCCGTCCATGGTGGCTCCTTTTGCTGGCGTCTGTCGCTGCACCCCGCGCGGGGGTGCAGATCAGAGGTCAGCGGCCAAAGAACAGAGGGCGTCCGGTTTCCTCTGCGGCCTTGTGGGCCATTTCGCTGAATGTTGCCTGGCGCTGGTATTCGACGCGGTGCCAACGGAACCCAAGCAACAGGCCGCTGGGTGTCGGGCGAAACCGGAACTTTGCTCGGATGTCTGTGGGTTCCTCGCCTTGGTAGAGCGGGATTGACAGGGTGATTTCCGTGGGGACAGTCAGGTCATTCTTGACCTGCGTTTCATCCTCATAATGGAATGTCCGGTCGCCGTTTTCGAGGCGCACCCCGCTGCGAAACTTCATGTTATTCGTCGCTTCGAGGTCGCGGCAGATTTCCAGCAAGACACCATGATCGGGGTCAGACACATCCGCCACGTTTTCCTCGATAAACATGGCAAAGTCGGCCTGGGCGTGCATGTCGCCTTCCATCTTGTTCCAGCGTTTGAATTCCTCGCTGTCACGCAGGATCAACAGTGCCTTATGGGCGGTTTGTTGCGGATCGCAGGGCACATCGTTTTCGTTGTCATGGTGCCAGTCCAGATGCGCCGTGATGGTGCCCGCATCGTAGTCGGCCATCAGCACCGTGCGGTCATCGGAAAACCGGTTCGTGTACTGAGACAGCGATTGCCGATCATCGACGGTTACCGTTTGGCGGATGTGGTCCGGCAACAGATGTGCTGGCGTGATGTCCTTGAGCGTGAAGCGGTCAGGGACGAACGCAAACTGCCTGCCATCCGGCATGTTGATCTGCGGGTTTGCCAGTCGTGCGCCGTTGATTGCGGCGTCAAGTGCGTGGATCGGGTGGAAATCCAAGTCGTCGGGTGTGGTTGCCATGGTGATTTTCCTTTTCTGGCGGGGTGGATCAGTCGGTGCCGGACGCGCGCTTTGCGCCGATCACATCTTCGATGTCGTACTGGTTGGGATCGCGGCGGCTCAGGCGCTGTTCGTCGTTAACGAAGTAGATGCCGGTGCCCATGGGGCGCTGGGGAACCTTTGACGTGACGCTGGGGGTGCATTCGATCTGCCCCGCCTTGTTGCGCTTGAACGGCAGCTTGATCGTTACTTCGCCGTTGCCGCCCGTGGCCGCGATCCCTTCGATCACTTGCGCAAGTGCGTCGTCGCCCTGGCGCAGCAATTCGCCCCGGCGAAAACTCTGCATGAAACTGAGGAAGTTGATTGAATGGTCGATGTCCGGCACGGCGCGTATCCTTTCGGTTGGAAAAGGCCGGGGGCGTGTGGCCCCCGGCAAGATGTGGGGCGCGGACAGTTGCGCCCCGGCAGGTAACTGCTAGCTGCGAGGGTGGGCGATGCGCCCGCGCCAAGCGTCGAAGTCTGTGCGTAAGGCGGCAAAGCGCGCTGCGGCGTTGGCGTCGGTTTCCAGATCGCGGCGGGATTTCACCTGGCAGATGTTGCGCAGGTATTCAGCCGACGCCGATGCACAAAGCTGCACGCCCGGACCCATGCAGCGCATCCCGGCGAAGTTCTGGAACTGCGGATCGTTGCACAGGATGCCTGCCTGCTGGGGCAGCGGCAGGTCGGCAAAGGGTGTGGTCGCGGCGGTCATGCGGACACATCGCCCAGGGGCGGCAGAATGCGCGGCTGTTGTGGCAAATTTTCCGGGTCAGCGATCTGGTAGGCGGGATCGCCGACGCGGCCGAAATTGACCCTCTGTCCGCGCGCCTCTTTCAGTTTTGCCCATTGTGCGCCCAGCACCACAGGCATCCGGCAAAATTGTTCAGGGTTGCTGACAACGTGCTGCGCGAATTTGTTTCTGGTGATTGTCTGCATGACTGCTGCTCCTGCATGTGGATGCAGCAGTCATAATACACAAAAAATGTAATCGCAAACTAAAAATACACAAAATATGTAAGTCAGTACTTACTTAGTGAGGGTTCGCGCCGTGTTTCATGGCGTGCCGTGACCTTCTGATTTCCGATTGGGGGCTCTGTCCGTTCGGCATTCTTGCGCAAGATTTCGAGAATGTTGGCTGTGTTGTCGGCAGTGTCGATTTGAGCGCGGGCAAACTGGGTTAATGCAAATTCAAACATTGCGAAAAGAATGGCGCAGCCCGCAATGGCAAATGCAAGGCCCGTCTGATCCGCTAGGAACATCCAGATTGCGGTTAGGATGGCAGCAACAAGTGCAAGCCAAGTAAGGAAGTCTAACAGTGCCAGGCTGAAGCGCGCGGCGCGGTAGGAGGTCTTCATTTCAGATAGTAACCTTCGGTTGCATTTCTTGATTGTGTAAAAAATACTGTTGAGTTGTTCTCTTAATGTTCTAGTCTAAGTGGCATGGTAGATTTGAAATCCAGCTTTATTTTTATGACCGCGCGGGTCGCAACTTGCTTTCGGATTGATCTGAATTTGTTGTTTGATCCAATGCACGTTTGGCGGACGGCAAGGCGTCGAAAATCTGCGCCTGAACATCTGCCGGAAGCTGGGCAAAGTCGCCGTGCATCAGAAAATTGAAGTCGATCCGGTGGGCGCGGAAATAGAAGCGCATGATCTCGCGGTTAGGGAACTGTCTGCCGCGTTCCATATTGTTCAGGGAGTTCGTCGGGACGCCTGATTGCTGGGATGCCTCCGATTGCGTCATGCCAGTGCTCATTCTGGCGGCCAGCAGGCGGACAGAGCAGGCGTTTTTACCCATATCCCCTAGTTGGGTCAGCATCTCTTTTTCTGCGATGTTCATGGTCCGCAGTTTGTGCCGATACAGGAAAAATGTATATTTCTGATAAATGTATCTAGACCATACATAAAAAATGTATTACCGCTGGGGGTATGAACGAAGCCTCCAACATATGCGAAATCATCGGACGAGATGTCCTTGCCGGGGCTATAGGTGTCAGCAGGCAGTCGATTAGCAATGCGATCAGCGCGAACGCTTTTCCAGCTAGTTGGTTCTTGGTGATCAAAACGCTCTGCGCAGCGAAAGGCGTCCGTTGCCCCCTGCGTCTGTTCAAATTCAAGGCAATTGTCGCAGTCGGGAATGCGCAGCGACCAGATGATTACCAAAAAAGGGGGGCTACAGCATGACCGCAGCCCCCCGTCCTTTCCCTTGCTCACTTCAAAACTCTGATCGCTCACAGGTCAAAGATGGAGTGAACATGCGGAAAAATCTTTCACAAAATGCGCGTCGGGCAGATTTTTCCGGCGGGCGTCACAAGAGCCTGTCGCGGCGCTGGTTCGCCTCCCTGCTCTGGGCGGCGTTTCCCGGCGGTTCTGAGCGCGAGGTTGCGCGGATCGGCGCGCCCGTCCTTGATGTGTCGGAGCGGCAAATCGTCAACTGGCTGCGCTGCGAAAATGACGCGGCGCTAAGCTATGTCACGGCGGTGATGGTTCTGGCGGGTGTTGAACTGGCCCTCGACGGTGTGCGGGGGCGCGCGGCATGAGCGGGCGGCGTCAAGAACCGCGCAGGCTGACAGGCCGGGTCTGCATCTGGATCGCGGGCCGGTGGTTCGCGGCATGGGGTGCGCGGGCTGCGCTGATCGCGCAGGCCAGCCGCACGGAACGCCGCGCGCGTCGGTGGCATCGCCGGTCCCGTCGCTGGAACCGGCGGTCGGAAAAATTTTTCCAAACTTTGAACGGGGGGCGGGCATGAAAGATGAAGTCCAGCACCAAGTTGCCCGGCGGCTTTGCGCCATACCACCGGCGGAAACGGCGCAAGTTGAGAGGGCGCGTTTGTGCCGTGAGGGCATGGCGCAGGATTGGACGCCTTCGCGGGATGAACAGATCGTTGCGGCGGCAGGCCGGTATCGCTACATCCGGGCGCTTGCCGATGGATGGGGGCTGACATCGGCCAAGGTTCTGGCGCGTTGGCATCAGCTGCGGGTGAAGTCATGACCATTCGCGACCAGGTGCATGAAGTCCTGACGGAAAATTGGGAGAATTGGGGCGAACACCCCTTCGATTGGACCAGCGAGAACATCGCGCAGCGGATGATTGCAATGCGCCGGGTCGATCAATCCGCCACGGTGACAGAAGTTGCCCAGGCGGTCGAGGAATGGCGGGGGGATCGGTGATGGCCCCGGATTTCACAAAGACGATGTGCGGCCTCAGAACGGCCCTCACAGGGCGGTGCGGACCATGACCCGCCCGGCATCCCGCCCCGGAAATGCGGTGGCACCCCATCTTGCCCCGGAAAGTTTTCTGGATGTGGCGCACGCCGAACTGACGCTGGCCGCGCCCTGGACGGTGGGCATCTGTTTCAATCCGTCTTGTTCGCGGCCCTTCACGCCCGCGCGGTCCTGGCAGATTTACTGCTGCGCCGCCTGCAAGAACACCGGAACGCAGGAAATGCGCAGCTGGGGGCACAAGATGGCCTTGCCGCTGCTGGTGCATCGGGTCGGTAAATATCAGCGCAGCGATGCGGATGTGGTCAACGTCACGCGGGCCGCGCGCCGCTACGTGACGCAAGTTCAGTCCGCGTGGCTCAAAGACCGCGTAGCCAGAAGGCAAGGGTGAGGATCATGAAGACAACAAGCATATCTGCCGCCGATGAACGGGCGCAGACGCTTTGGCGGATGGTGAATGCCGTGATAGCGAATTTTGCTCCGCTCTATCGGCTGCACCCGGTCAATGTGCTGATGATGATCCTCGATGTCGCTGTGATGGGGCTGGCGAATTACTCCCAAACCGCGACGGTGGATTACTTGCGGGCGCGTGCTGACGGTATCGGCGACGGCGGGTCCGGGGTGGACGGGCATCATGCACGGGCGCTTGCGGCTGGAAACCGCATAGTCGAGGCAGCGCAGGCGGAAGCGGAAGCGCTGGAACGGCGGTTGTCATGACCCGGAATGTAGATCCTGACCAGCCTTTCCAACTGGCTGGAATGCGCCCGGATCGCGAACCTGATTTCGTGATCGGCGGTGCGGATCGCCCATACATGCTGCGTTGGTACATCCTGCCACGCAACGAGGTGTTCAACGTCTATTACCATCGCGTTTTGCGGGATGATGATGATAGCGCCCTGCATGATCATCCATGGCCCTCTTTTTCGATTATGACGCAAGGCACGATGCACGAGGTTCTACCGGGTGGTAAGCGCAGGGTGATCATGGCGGGACATTGCGTGTATCGCGGCCCGGATTTTTCGCACCGACTTGAATTGATCAATGGGCACCCTGCGGAAACATTATTCATCACCGGCCCGAAGGTGCGCGATTGGGGGTTTCATTGCCCTAATGGCTGGGTGCATTGGCGGGATTTCGTCGCCAATGACGGCATTGGCGCGATCGGTCGCGGCTGTGGGGAAATGTCGTGAAAGTCCTTGTCGCCTGCGAATACTCCGGCACGGTGCGCAATGCCTTTCTGGCGCGCGGGCATGATGCCTGGTCCTGCGATCTGCTGCCATCCGAGGACGGCAGCAATCGGCACATTCAGGGCGATGCGCGCGATCTTTTGAACGATGGCTGGGATTGCCTGATCGTGGCACATCCGCCCTGCACCCGGCTTTGCAACTCCGGTGTGCGCTGGCTTCACCGGCCCCCTGCGGGCAAGACGTTGCGCCAGATGTGGCGCGAGTTGCGCGAGGGTGCGGCGCTGTTTTCGGATTTCTGGAACGCGCCGATCCCGCTGAGGTGTATCGAAAATCCGGTGATGCACAAGCATGCCAAGGCGCTGATCGACAACTACCGCGAATTTGCGCAATCGGTGCAGCCTTGGCAGTTCGGACATGGCGAGACAAAGCGCACCTGTCTGTGGCTGCATGATCTGCCGCCCTTGATGCCTACAGATGTGGTCGCTGGCCGCGAGAACCGCGTGCATCGGATGCCTCCCGGCCCGCATCGCTGGAAAGAGCGCAGCAGATTTTTCAAGGGCATTGCTGAGGCGATGGCAGACCAATGGGGGGCGCTGGCATGACCCAGGCGATCTTGCGCGATGTCACAGATGATCCGCTGCCGGAATATCCGGTTTCATCATCCGTTCGACTGGACAGTCATGGGTTCATCGCCTGGGAGTTCCGCCGCTATCTCAACAGCGAAATGCGCTGGAATGCCGATCACCAGATCAAGGGCATCTGGTTTGATCTTGTGCAGCTGGCCCATGAACAAACCCCGGTCGGCACGTTGCCAATGGATCATGCGCGTTTGGCCCGCATGGTGGTGCCCGCAGTCGATGCCCTGACCTTCAAGGCGCTTGCAGAGCGGCCCTATGGCGTGTTGCACGGATGGCGACCCTGCGAATGCGATGATGGCACGGTGCGGCTGATGCACGGCACTGTGACGCGGGTTGTGTTGGAGGCGCTGAGCCGCAAGGAAATGAATGCCGCGCGCACAGATGGCGCGTCTGCCCGCAAGCGGCTTGACCGCCTCACGGTGGCATTGGCCAGCACCGCGCCTGCAATCGCCATGGACCCGGCCAAGGTCTACTGGGTCGATGCGCATATTCGCGATGCCATGAACCGCGACGGGAACAAGCGGCGCACCGAAGCGCAGTTTCACGAGGCAATTCAGGCTTGCCTCGAAAAGATGGCATCCGGGTTCTTTCGGAAATCACAGCAGCAATCAGGGGGCGGATGATCGTCTGTCCCTATGTGTCCGCAGACATAAACGGACACATAGGGACTTAAAACGGGACTTAACGCCGACACACGGCCCTTATGTGTCCCGCACCATAAGACAAGACACGACAGGATAAGACAGCTTGCGCATTGCCCAGACGGACGGACAGCGCAGCAGGCGCGGGGTCAACACTGAGAAAAGGGGAAAGGCATGGACGAACAGGCACAGAAGGCGGGGGAAAAAAGGGTGCAGGAACTGCTGGTGACACCGCTTGAGCGGCTGGGGCTGACCAGGCCAGCAGGTATGACCAAAGCCAACTTTGAGGCGATGCAGAATGAATTGTGCCAGCGCCTTGCCTACATGTCGCCCGATGGTCTGGGCGCGTTGGCCGAGGATATGGCGGGACGTGGTGGCGGCAAGGATCGTGACCGGTTCCCGCTGGCGCAGCGGGTGCTTGAGCGGGCGCGGACAATCGAGATGCCACCCGCCGATGCATCGCCTCTGATCCGCAAGGTGTTCGCGGCGCGTCTTGGCAATGAGGCACTGCGCGAGGGGTTCGCACCCGAACTGATGCGCTGGTTACGGATGAACCGGCAGTGGCCAAGCAATTTCGTTGTGTCCGGCCTGCGTGACGCTGCGCGGGAAAACATCAGGCGGGCCGATGACCTGCGGTGCCGGGTCGATAGGTTCGAAACGCTAGCGACGGCGGATCGCATTTGGTTTGACGCCCGAAAGGCGGCGGTAGAGCGGTGCGTGCAAGCCCGTGATCTGGGAAAAGGGGATGCAGCGTGATGGCGATGAAAGTGTCCGATCTGGACCGGGCGGTCGCGCGGCGGCTGGGGATTGGCGATCCGGCGAAGGTAACGCAGGCGGATCGCGATCTGCTGATCCGCAAACTCCTGGCGGCGCGGGCCAAGGTTCCACTGATCTGTGATCGCAAAGAAGTGGTGTCCGCACCAGCGCGCGGCCCTGTAATGACCTTCTATCCGCGCGAAACGGTAATCACCGATGCGGGGAACATCCGCAGTCAGCGTGTCGGGCGCTTTGCCGCGCTCAAGGTGCAGGATGCCTTTGACAAGGCGGATGTGCAGGCGGCGCGGCGCAGGCAGCCCGCGCCGTTCACGCCGGGTCAGCGTGACGTGGGCCGGGAATATGCGGACCTGTTCACCAGGTGCCAGTCGTCGGGCTTGAAGTTATCCCAGTTGAATGGCTCGGGCGGTGGCGGTGGCATGTTTGGTGTGAGTGAGGCGGTACTGGCTGATATGCAGCGGCTGGGCTGGCTGCAGCGCCGCATTGGGCAGGGAACCGCGCTTGTGGTCCGGCGGGTGCGTCCTTCGCGGCGTGGTGGCGACGGGATCAAACGCGCGCGCAACATCAGGGATGCTGATCTGGTGCGTCTGTTCTGTGTCGATGCAGAGACGCTGAGCGCTGTTCTGGTGGCGCATGGGTGGTCTGACTACCGCGAAAACAAAAAAGCGCTGCATTGCGCCCTGTGCGCCGCCTTGGAGCGCATGCGTGGCTATTAGCTGTGGGTTTGGCAAAAAGGGGATTGACCGTTAGCACGGTCTTTCCTATCACTTGTGACATCATCACCAAATGCGCCCACGGGAAACCGGCAGGGCGCATTTTTCGTTGGTGGTTTCCTGTCGCGGTGGGGAAGTGGTCTATCCCGGCTGGTTCATACCCAGCAGATCGTCGGTTCAAATCCGGCCCGCGCAACCAGATAAACCAGAGCAGTGAAGGCGTCCGCACCAAGGTGGTCCATCGCTTGAAGTCGGGGTTGTGCTGTCGGGCCAGCGCAACCTCGCAGTGTTTCATGAAATCGGCGCGCATCCGTTTCTCTTCCCACGGTTGACGGCGCGCCGGTCGCGGGCGGCAGAGTGGCAGCAATGTCGCCCGCATCGGTACAAGGGGGCGGCGATGGCGATCCGTAAGGTCTGTGTCGCCGCTGGTTGCGATGAACTGGCGATCGAGGGTCTGGCGCATTGCTCCGATCACGAGGCCAGGCGATTGGACGCGCTGGCGCAACGAAGGGCGAAGGCGCAAACCAGTAACGAGGCCCGCGCCGGTCGCGCCCTCTACAAGCTGACCGCGTGGGTTCGCGCATCGAAGGCTTACCTGCGGCGTTATCCTCTGTGCGCTGACTGCCTCGATCTTGGTGTGGTCGAGGCAGCGACGGAGGTAGACCACATCGTCCCGCATCGCGGCGACCGCAAGGTGTTCTTTGATCGGTCGAATTGGCAGGGACTTTGCAAGTCCTGTCACAGTCGCAAGACAGCCCGCGAAGTTTTCCATGGAGGGGGGATGGTCAAAAAATCTGACGCCTGAGCCAAGGACCGGCGTGGGTACATTTGTTTTCGTGCGGGGCGAATTGGGGAAAAAAGCCCAAGGGTGAAAGGCCCTTTGGCATCTTGAAAGGGTCTGGCGATGAAAGGACGAAAGCCAACGGTCGGCAATGTCGTGCCCATGCGCGGCGATCCGAAAAAGCGTGTACCGGACGCCCCGGATTTCATGACTGACAACGGACGGAAGGTTTGGGAAAGTCTTGCGGCTCAGATGGTGGCCAAGGATCGGCTCGACCCGCTGCATGAGCATATGTTTGCAGCCTACTGCGAAAGCGTGTCCAACTTCATCGACGCGACCCACTGCCTTGCAATGGAGGGTCTGTATTATGAGACCCAGACCCGCAACGGAAAGCAGCAAAAGAAGACGGCACCCTGGGGGCTGCAGCAAGAGGCCATGGCCAAGATGCAGCAGCTGGGGGCGCTGTTCGGCATGTCGCCTGTCGATGAAAAGCGGCTGGGGGCAGGCGGGCAGGGTGACCTGTTTGATGAAGTCCTGAAAAAGATCAATGGGACCGGCTGACAATCCCGTCACCGGGTACGCGCAGAAAGTTCTGGATGGCACGATAGTTGCTGGAACGCTGGTGCGCCTGGCCTGTGAACGGCACCTGATGGACCTTGAAACGGGTCGGGACCGGGGTCTGATCTTTGACGCAGAAGCCGCGATGCGCCCGATCCGGTTTGGTGGCGTGCTGCAGCATACGACAGGGCCGCTTGCGGGAAAGCCGCTGCACCTGGAACCCTGGCAACAGTTCCGCATCGGATCTGTGTTCGGCTGGAAACATGAGGAAACCGGCCAGCGCCGCTTCACCGATTGTTATCACCAGATCGGGAAAAAGAACGGCAAGACAACCGAAACAGCGCTGCCGATGATCTACACGCAGCTGTTTGATGGGGAGGCTGCGCCGCAAGGCTACTGTGCTGCCACCACGCGAAACCAGGCGGGCCTGCTGTTCGCGGAAGTCAAACGGATGATCAAGCGGTCGCCGTTTCTGGCCAGTGAAATGGATGTCTGGCGCAGCTCGATCGACACGCCGCGCTGCGACGGGCTGATCACCTGTCTTAGCCGTGACGGCAACGCAAGCGACGGGATCAACCCGAACTTCATTGCGCGGGACGAAATGCACCGCTGGACGGATCGCGAACTGGCAGAAACGATCGTTGAAAGTATGGCGGCGCGGGCGCAGCCGATTGACTGGGTGATCACCACGGCGGGCCATGATCGGACCAGCCTCTGCGGTGAACTGCGTGGCTATGCGGAAAGCGTGTTGCGCGGTGCCGTCGAGGATGACAAGTTTTTTGGTTACGTGGCAGAGCCGCATCCAGACTGCGACCCGATGGACCCGGTGGCCTGGGCGATGGGAAATCCGAACCTGGGGGTGTCCAAGTCCTTGGAGTTTGTCAGGGACAAGGCGCAGAATGCGCAGCTGATCGCGGGCAAGATGCCCAACTTCAAGCGGTTTCACCTCGACCTCTGGACGGAAGGGGCCGAAACCTGGATCGACCGGGACAGCTGGGACAAGGGCATGGCCAGTGCCCCGATCGACATTCGGAAACTATACGGTCGGCCTGCATGGGTCGGCCTGGACCTGTCCAACAAGATTGACACCACTGCGCTGGTTGTAGCGATCCCTGTCGATGGGGTGATCTATCTGATCGCCTACACCTTTCTGCCTGCTGGACCGAAAGGCTTTGTGAAGCGGGCACAGAGTGAAAAGCGCGAGTTCATCGCCTGGCGCGATCAGGGCTGGCTTGAGGTTCACGCGGGGGGCGTCATTGACGAGGATCAGATTGCCGAACGTCTGGAGTGGGTGCGATCAAAGTTCGATCTGCGCGAAGTGGCGTTCGACCCCTGGGGTATGAAAAATCTGGCCAAGAAACTGGATCAACGGCGGTTCCCGATGGTGGAGCACCGGCAGGGTTATGCCTCGATGTCCGAACCCATGAAGCGGGTTGAGGAGCGGGTGGTGCAGGGCACGATCCGCCACGGCGGCAATCCCGTCCTGGCCTGGCAGGTCGGCAACGTCCATCGGGACGAGGATGCGGCAGAGAACGTGAAGCCGAACAAGAAGAAATCCAAAGAGCGGATTGACGCGGCGGTCGCCATGATCATGGCGATCGGTCGGGCCGAGGCCCAGGAAGGCAAACGGAAAGCACGCGAGGTTGAAGTGGTATGACGATCCTTTCCAGAATGGGCCTGCGTAAATCGGTGCCCGCAACCGCACGGGTCGAGCCGGTGGTGATGGCAGCAGATGCCCCCGCCACGTCCGGCACCCGAAACCCGAACGATGCGATTTTCAACATCGGTTTCGGGACCGGATCACGGGTCAAGAGCCTGCCGCCTGCCACGGGGCGCACGGCGGAAAGGCATGCAACGGTCTTTGCCTGCGGCAACAACATCGCGGGCGATCTGTCAAAGGTGCCGTTGAAGATGTACCAGCGCGACAGCGAGGGCACGGAAACGCGTGTGCGCGAACACCCGGCGGCTTATCTGATGAATGTTGAGGCTTCGCCTGGGATCACCGCGCGCACCCTGCGGTTCATGCTGGTCTATTGCTACTGCATCCGGGGGCGGGGATACGGATATGCGCCGCGCACCGGCAGGGGCGAGTTGGAACTGATCGAGGCGATCCATCCCGACACGGTTTCAATGTTCAAATCGGGGCGGGGCCGCTGGTTCGATTTTGAGGACGGGGCAGGCATCAGGCGTCGGGTGCCGTCGCGGTCAATGGTGCCGCTGCGTTACATGCCAAACGATGGCTGGACCGGGCGCAGCCCGATCGAGGTTGCGGGGGAAAGTTTCGGCCTGGCGTTGGCGGGTCAGGAAGCGGCGGCGCGCACGGCATCAGGCACCACCATGCGGGCGGTGATCAAGATGCGGGACGCCTATGAAACGGATGAGGAGTACCGCCGCAATGGACGGCGCATCCGCAATGCGCTGACGGACCCTGAGAACGAGGGCTTTCCGATTATCGGCGCTGATGAAAGTATCGAAAGCCTGGACCTGTCTGCAGCGGATCAGGAATTGCTGGCGTCCCGCAAGTTCGATCGCGAACAGATTGCCGCTGTTTACCGGATGCCGCCCAGCAAGTTGCAGATGCTGGAATATGGCGTGAAGGCCAACGGCGAACAGCAAGCCCTGGACTATCGCACCGACTGTCTCCTGCATTGGTCAATTCCGGTCGAGGCTGAGTTCGGCATGGGTCTGCTGACCGAAGCTGAGCGGCGCGCCGGTCTGTTCTTTCGCCATGACTTCGACGCGCTGATCCAGGCCACCACAAAAGAAAAATACGACGCCTGGACCAAGGCAGTTGGCGGGCCGATCGCAACCGCGAACACCGCGCAGCGCAAACTGAACCTGCCAATCACAGATGGCCCCGACGACGACAAACTGAACCCTGCGTCCAACATGACGCGCGAAGAAACCAAGACAGAGGAATAAGCCATGGCCCGCCGGAAAATCGGACAGCTGCTGCAATCCTGCGCGATGGCGCTGGCCCGTGATGGCGGCGAAGCCTTGCTTGCTATGGACGTTCCGCAGGCGATGATCGAGGCGGCGGGTGGAAATGCCGTCACCATCGAACCTGGTGAGAGGTTCGCCATCCAAAGGGGGCTGGCGGTGGTGCCAGTGCGCGGGCTGCTGACCCCGAATATGTTCATGTTTGAGCGTTACATGGGCTGGACTACCTATCAGGGTCTTGAGCAGACCATGGCGGCGCTGACATCAGACGAAGAATGTGCCGCAATCGTGCTCGACATGGACACACCCGGCGGCATGGTGCGCGGGATCGACGGCGCGGCACAGGCAATTGCAGCAGCGGCAGCGGTTAAACCGGTGCATGTGCTGGTCAATCCGCTGTCCGCATCGGCAGGGTACTGGCTGGCCTCACAGGGGCGCGACATCACCTGCACGCCGGGTTCCGAGCTGGGGTCGATCGGCGTTCGTTTGGTTGCTACGTCGCCGCAGGATACGGACAACTGGGGCGACCGCTGGTTCGAAATTTCGTCAACACATGCGCGCGCAAAAAATCCTGACGCTGCAACCGAGGAAGGCATGGCCGAATTGCGCCGCGCGCTGGACGAAACCGAAGCCCTGTTTCACGCAGCAGTAGCTGCCGGTCGCGGTATTGATCCGGCTGGTTTGGCGGCGCAGTTGTCGGTCACCGATGATCCTAAAGACGGGGGAGCGCTTTTCTATCCTGACGCTGCCATCGCGCGCGGGTTGGCCGACAGCATTGAAAACCGGGATGCATTCTATGCCCGCCTGATGGCGCAATATGCGCCGGTGAACCGCCCGCAGTCCCGTGCCTATGCCGCTCAAGCTGCGGCGGCACGCGCCCGCGCGGCCCTCTGACACCAACACAACCGGTGTAATCGACCTGTCCATCGCGGCGGGATTTTTGTGCTGCGCAAGCGGTACGTTTTCCAATGGAGTTTGGAACATGAGCAAGAAAGACTTGAACGATCTGCGCCGCGAACGCAGTGCGGCGGCAGATCAGATGCAGACCTGCGCGGATGCAATTTCCGCCATCGAGGACGCCACCGGCGACATCGACGAAACGAAGCTGGCAGCAGCCGTTGCGGCATTTGAAGCGGCGAAAAAGGACCATGCCGCGCTGGATGCCAAGGTGAAGCGGGGCGAGGAAGTCGAGGCCGCGCAGGCCACGGCGGCACAATCAGAAGCGGGTTCTACCGCGACTGGTGCGCCCGTTCCTGCCGTGGCCAAAGACCCTGCGCACAAGGGTGTTGAATTTGGTTTCATGGCGCATGCGCTGGCCAGCCATGGCTGCGACAAGGCCCGCGCAGCAAAGGCGCTTGAGGACGCGGGCCACAGCGGTATTTCCGCAGCGCTTTCCGGCGCGACGGACGGGGCCGGAGGCGTGACCATTCCGCGCGCCCAGGCCGACGAGGTGATCGAACTGCTGCGCCCGCGCGTGACGGTCATGGCGTCCGGTGCCCGCACGATCGACATGCCCGCAGGCGAAGTTCGGAACGCCCGTCAGGCAACCAGCGCGACGGCAAGCTACGGGGCAGAGAACTTCGCCACGGAGGAAAGCGAGCCGACCTTCGATAAGGTCGATCAGAACTTCAAGACGCTGCGGTCCCTTGTGCCGGTCGGCAACGCCCTGCTGCGTCACAGCAGCGCTGCAATTGCCCAGTTGGTGCGCGACGACATGCTTGATGTGATGGGCCTGCGCAAAGACCTGGCGTTCCTGCGCGGCGACGGGTCGAGCAACACACCCACAGGTCTGGGTGGCTGGGTGCTGGCCGGTCACACGCAGACGGCGGTCGCGAACGGTGCTGCCGTGGTTGAGGCCGCTCTGCGGCGCATGGTGTCCAAGGTTCAGGATGCAGATGTGGCAATGATTTCGCCCGGCTGGATCATGCGCGCATCTGTACGCAACTTCCTCGCCAGCCTGCGGGAACCGACGCACGGATCGTATCTGTTTCCCTCGATCGACCAGAACAACACGTTGCTGGGCTATCCGATCAAGACAACTTCGCAACTGCCTGACAACCTGGGTGTCGGTGGTGACGAAAGCGAGGTCTTCTTTGCTGACTTCAATGAAATGCTGGTCGGTGACAGCATGGTGCTGATGCTGGCTGCATCGCAGGAAGCGGCCTATGTGGACACCAACGGGGACACCATTTCCGCATACCAGAATGATCTGACGCTGATGCGGGCAATCGAAGAACACGATTTCGCGCCACGGCACGATGAAGCGATCGCGATGCTGACCGGTGTCGATTGGGGTCTGTAACCCGGACCTGAAATCTTAGCGCAGCCAGTGCTGCGAAGTGGTTGGGCGGGAGAATTCGCCCAGCATATCCCCAAATATCAGATCCTCGAAAGGAAACGAAATGAGCAAGGTCATCCTTGAATTTACCAAGGGGCACGGTCCCTATGTCAAAGGCGATATTGCCGGGTTCGACCCGGAGAAAGCAGCCAGGCTGAAATCCGTCACCAAGCCCTAT